AATTAGATATCGCTGGCAAGAACTTGGCAAAGTCCCTGTTCAAAGGTCCCAGATGTTCCTGCCTATGATCTGACATTACTGTGCCTGTGCTGGTATGATGTAACGATATACGCCCACTCCTGAGTCCACTGTGACCTGCATCGCTCCCTCATTGGAGAAATGAAGAGTAACCTTGGCAGAATCACTCAGTTTCAATATCTGTAGTACCTGTGCCACTGGCCAGCTCCAACCCTTGTTGAGAGTGCCCTTGACACCTGTGGCGAAAGTGAATTCTCCACCATGTGACGCTTGATCACCAAATGTGAATATCAAATTGCCATCCTCCGTCCTCACGACAAATGTGTTATGCTCTGTGTTTGCAACTGATTGGAAGTTGAATCTTTGAACGCCTGCCACTGTGGGTTCGATCTCCACGTCCCATTTGACACCTTTGAATTTGATTGTTTTCAATTTTTCATTGATTATCTCGGCGTTCATGAAACGATAGTCGTTCTTAAAATCACCCTTCTCATTTTGGAAGTGTAAGCCCACGGGTAACTCAGCACCGTTTCGTGTTCCCTTGATCACCGTGATGTGTGCCTTGTCCTTGTACTCGGGGCATTTTAAATGTATGTCCAGCTTGTTCAATTGCGGCATTCCAAATGTTCCTGTCAATCCTGTTTGTGCCTGTTTGAATGTGCCCTGCAGTATCACTGATCTGTCTTCTGCCATGGAATCGATCGCGGTCTCAGCATCTGTGCCAGTGATCTTGACCAACTCCAGGAAGCCCAGACCGTATGTGTGCTTGACTATGTCTCTCAATACGTCTATCATGTGTTTGCCTGTTCTTTAAAGTTTAAAATTTAATTGTATAGGATATTTAGATAGAAATCAAGTAATTTTTATTATTTTATAATTTTGTGTTTTATAATGTTTTTCTTTGCAGGTTTTTGGAATAATGCATAATTGGCTCCAGATTTGAATTGATCCATTTCCAAAACATTGTAACCTGTATCTGTGATAATATTTGACATAACTGTTTTGGTATTGTAATTCCAATAACCTTTTTTGGCTTCTGCAAGATCATAATCATATTCGCAATTAGCATAATGAATGAAAGCACATCCACCTGGCAACAACGTCCTATAAATGTCCAACAAATAGTCTTTTATGTGCTCTATGGTAAAGAATACAAAAGTATCCCAACTAAAAACAAAACTTATCGAGTTGTCTGGTATATCTGCACAGGAAGTTTTGTCAGTTTGATAAAATTTTAAGTATTGATGGTGCGCAGGATTAAATTTTTTCCTTATTTTACTTCCAGATTCGGGAAGTATATCAATAAAATAATTAAGTCTCCAGGCTAAAAAACACCTGCTAAATTTACCATATCCTGGTCCTATCTCTAAACTATTTAATTGCTCCGACAATGGCATTAATTTCCTAATATTATTAATCTTTATGTTGACCGCATTGAACAATAAGTCATTTTCTAAATTTATATCCTTGTTCGCAGTGTGTTTTTGTGACTCATCTTGCCTATACCAATCCAAACTTTTACTGTTCCTATTAATTTGGGCTGAGTTATTGGCATCCACAACTATGGCAATTTCTTTTAATACTTTTAAATTGTCATCAATTAATTTTTGAAAGTCATGCCCTTTGACCTTTTCGAGCTTTTCTATCAGCAATTTTATTTCTTCAATGCTAAGCATTATGCCATCTCGAATAGTTTGTTGAAAGTGTTGCCGGTCTCCGTGGATCTAACGTCCCACTCCAGCACACCGATAAGGTTCTCGATCTTGCCATCCAGCACGCTCTCCTCCATGCCATCGCTGTCGAAAGGCAACTCCTTGAACCATTCCGGCAACCTCTGTTCATCCACAGGATATGCTATGGAAGTGTAGCCCAGGGGATTGTTCCTTAATTTGCACACTATGACCTTGGCGCCATCCAGAATCGGCATGCTGTATCTATCTCCATACAGCTCCCTGCAGCGATTCCAATTGATTGATGCCCGCACGTGTCCCGGCATGTTGGCCTTGCCCTTCTTCTTTTCTTCCTCGTGGTACTCGGTGACGTTGTTGGCACGCTTCGGTGATCCCTTCTCCCAACCTGGCCTTGATTTGAATTCCGCTCGGAACTGTTTGATCTTTTCCAATACCTCTGTCTCGGTCTTGCCCAGTAGCACCAGATACAGTATCTCGCTGAGGAAATCCTGCACGAACACCGGAGTGTCAGAACGTTTGAGATCCAATCCCATGGCCTTGACCTTGCCTTCCTTGCCCGCTGTGTCCACACGCTCATTCTCCTTGTCGAAATATAATAGTGCGTACCTCTTCTTAGTTATAAACAAGCCCTTGCTCGCCACTAGTTCTCTGCCTGCCCTGATCACATCACCCCTGGTCTTTGGGCAGTGGAATGATTTGGTCATGAAGGCAGTAAATGTGCCATTTACTTCTTCCGCTATGCGATCATACAGTGCTATGATGTTCTCTTTGCCCCATGGTATCAGTCCAGAATCAATATCTTTTTTAAGAATTTTATAAGCGGAAAAGTATACGGAGTCTGTGTCTCCATATATCACGCTGTCGCCCACGTGGTCATATTTGCCCGCGATGATCTCGTTGGTCTTGGCAGCCATGTGCTGCGTGATGCATCTGCCCGTCAGCGTGACCGATTGTCCTATGCGCATGTCAAAGAAACGACAGCCCGGATTCAATATGGCACCATAAAGTGAATTCAAATTAATTTTTTTCACCAGTTGTCTCTTGTCCCAGAACTCTTTTTCGATTTCATTTTCTCCGCACTCGGACATCTTGGTCTGCATTTCTTTCCTCTCAGCGTACCATCTCTTCAACAATCCTGGTATTACGCCCTCAAATTCATAGGTGAATATTGTTCCATTGGCAGAGATCATCCACTGCCTGTTGCCGTCGAACACAAGGTCATGCAGTTGTGCCGCGCTCATCCTGACACTGGTGCCATCTTCCCAATCTATGATCAATTCCGTGCCCTTGTCCTGCTTCATCACTGCCTGGTACTCCCAGCAACCAAACTGTCCTTCCCATGCCGTGGCGAATGACTTGCCCTGATGCTTCGCCCTGTTTATCTCCGCTGATGTGATCACTGGGCGTATCTGTCCCACGATGGTTTCTGGCCCCATGTTCAAGGCCCTGATCACAGATGGATAAAGCGAATTTATGTCCACAGATCCAATCCAGTCATGTATGCCCTTCTTGGGATAGGCCACGTATGCTCCCGCTGCTGTTTCAATTGGGGCTGAATCATCACGCTTCACTCTGCCGGGTACTATTATTCCTCTGCGATGTGCCTCATTGATGATGGCCTGTTCTGTGACTGCCACTGCTCCCATGGTGGTCTGGAGCAATACAGTGTTCTGGTGTGCGATCTCGTTGGCTAGCTCTATAAATTTTAATTTCTTCTCTAATTTTGCCAACAGGTCGCAGTCCTGCCGGTTGTATTCTATGAACATGCCAAAGTCATTGTTGTACAACTGATCCAGTGATCCCTCATACACAGTCTTCTTCTCGTCCAGTTCCCACTCGCCAATCGCGTCCAATCTATATGAATGCCTCTCCTCATAGGTGTATTTCCTATACAACTCTAATAGGTCCAGATGCACCCTGCCGATCAGGTCATAACTGATCTGCTCCCGGCCATATTTCTCAAATGTCCTCTTCTTGGGCTTCTCTCCCCAGAAGCACAGCCTCCTTGTGTCATCGGAGCTCAACACTTTTTGTATCCTCCCCACCACATAGGGCAAGTCGTATCCTTCCGAGTTCCATCCACTGATGACATCACCCTCATCCACCAATGTTAGGAAAGCGTCCAGCATGTCCTTTTCTTTCTCGAACAGCATCACGTTGCTGAATCTCTCCACCTGCAGCTTGGCATCCGCCATGCTGAGTTTCTTGGGAGGAATCGCAAATGTGACCAGTTGGTCAGTCCAGTTCAAATAGCAAGTGATTGCCGTGATGGGCATGAAAGGATCGTCGGTGGTGGAATACCCTCGCTGTGGATCAAAGTCTACCTCGATGTCAAAGAACACTATGTTGAGTTTGGGGGCGTCCTTACCAAGATAATTTTCCTCCAGGCAACGGAACACAGGGTTGATGTCCTGTTCGTACAGTTTCTTGTTGCTCCTGATCTTCTGTTCCTTTATGAATTCCTTGAATGAGCCACAGGTGACCTTCTGCAGGGTCTCTCCGTGTATGCTCCTGTGCTTGCCTTTGGAGTCTGGATAATAGAACACATATCTGGCGTCGTAGTCCACGAATTTTCTCTTGCCCGCGGCGTCACGCTCCACCACCAACACCTTGTCGGTTTCCCTGCGATAGTATGCATCTATATAGCTCATTTAAAAAATACCAAATAGTTGCCGATGCAGTTCATAATGGTGAACCATCCGGCAAGCGTAGTTATCCATAGGTTTCGCCTGCGATAGGCAGAATAGGCCATCGTGGAAGAGCCAATTAGATAGAGAGGAAACACCAGCTGCATCTGTGGATGGGGACTTGTGAACGTCAACATTATTGATCCAGCCACGGTGAATATCAAACTGATCAGTTCGTAATAGAATGCCGTCCTATCTGTGCGATAGCTGTGAATCCAGAATTCTCTTACGACGCCATACACTAGATCTTGCCCGCCGCTGCCAGTATGCTGTCCAACATGTCCATGTCGTCCGCCACTGCCTTATAGTTGTCTCTGTGAGCTATTGCTATGGCCTTGTTGATCAGCGCCGGCTTCAGCTCCAGCTCTTCCGACAGTGCCTTGACAGTGTCCTTGAGGCCACTCTTGAGATCATCGATCTCGCTCATGACCTGAGAGCCTTCCTTGATCAGTTGTATCAGTTTGGTTTTTTCTGCTTCGTTAAAATTTCTTCCAGACATCTTATCTCCTTCGTTATTATTGCTTGTATTATACTATGCGGGAGATATTAAATCAATTACTTTTTTGTGAGACTGGCCCAGCGAGACTCGAACCACTGCCGTGCCCTGCCCTTAATCGCTTCTGGTAAGATCAACTTGCCGGACTCGCTGCAGTAAGTGATGTTCTCTACAATGGCGTTTATTGCTGCGGATTTGGTAATTTTTTCGCTGTCTTCGCCCATTAGGTGCACTGGGTCATCCATGAAGCCCTGAGCCCTCTGCAGACCCCTGGATCCTGCGCTGATTGGCCTCTGCACCTGTGCGTCCGTGCCCACGTGACCGTGGTCCTTCAATCTCATCATGTCGTCCAGGTATTGCTTGTAGGAGAATATTGGAATGCTGCTCATCTGCTTATATTTATTGCCACAGCACCATCTTGAAACGTTCTTTTTCTATGCCAAAGAACTCAGTTTTCCAAGCGCTCTGCTCAAAGAAACCCAAATGGTGCCACTCCGATTTCCTGTGGATCATTTCTGCTGCAGCGCCATCCCAATTCACGGACAACAAAAATTTTTCGATATAATTTTTTTTGTCTGTGATCTCTTGGCAATCAAATCCATCATATTCCCAATGCAGCAGCTCAAACACGTTACCGCTTCCATCCACGTAGTCCACGCTGATGTCCATGCCCCACTTGGGACGCATCTTGATGACTTTGTATAGCAAATTATTTTTTATTGCCCATTCTTGCAATTGCGCCAATGCCGCACCGGCATAACCTTTTCTCTCAAACAAAAGGGCGTGATTGATGTGGGCGCCCGTGACGGAATTTCCCTCATCCGTGAACCAGTCGTATTTCAAAGCGTAGTGATTGGGTCTGTGCCAGCGCCACGTCTGGCCATTTGCCTCAGCGTACAATCTTTCTAGTGGAGTGAGATCATAGCCATTCTGGTCAAACAATTCTGTCTGTTCCGCGGGAGGAATGAATTCTTGATCTATAGGACTGCGGAAATAGGGATCGGGATTGAATTGATTGGTGGTAAGTGCTAGTCTCATGCACCAGTATTTATTTGATTATTTCTTTTCTTCGGAAAGCTCGTCTTTGTATTCCAGACTCTCGTCAACCATGTCTCCCAGTGCGCTCATCACTGCTTCTGGCTGGGCCATCGTGTGTATGGAAACTGATGAGAAATCTGCCTCGCTGGGTAGAACTTCTGCTTCTATGCCAGCATTCTTTAAAACATTCTTAACGGCAGCAGCATCATTGTCTGAGGTTGGACGATCTCTATCAAAATCTCCTGACAATCTTATGTCAAAATGTCTTGCTTCTGCCTGTCCCTGGAACCCCGATGCCTCGTCGGTGGTCTCTGTGTTTTCGGCCTGAATGTATCCCTGTTTCTCATATTCCGGCCATGCATTTTGTGGTATTTTTATCACGCCTTCTTTGCCATCTGGCTTAATGACCATTATCATCTCATCATCTTTTGTGGCTGTGGCTGTTTCTGCTTGTTTTTCTTGCACTACTTCTTCTTGTTTCTCTTGCGCTGCCTTTTCTTTCTCTGCGACAACTTCCTGCTCTACCTTCTCCGCGTCCGCTATGATCTCTTTAGTTTCCTCAGTCTTGACAAGAATGTTTGATGATTCCTCATTGTACACTGCCTCATTGTCTGAGATGCTGTTGTACAATTCAACTAATGCTGACTCATCGCATGACTTTATATATTCTTGCACATCTTTTTGTACCACTTCTCTGAATGTTTTTGCATCATAGGTTTGTTCTTCTTTTTGTTCGGCTTTGAGTTCCGCCAACTTTGCCTCCAGTTCAGCAATCTTGTCCAGCCTATTGCTTGTTTTTTTTGCTTCCTTGATGATTTTTCCCGCGATAGACTTGTCTGATTCTTCTATGGCTTTAGTTATATCACTCTTCCCACCAGTGATTGATTCAATTAATTTTTCCGCCTTCGCTGAGATTTTTGTTGGTTCCTTGAATTCCTTGATTCCGGCCAATTTGGCAATGTCTGCCAATGATATTGATCTGTCATCCAGCACTCTGGGCTCTTTCTTTGCTGCTTCCAACAATTCCTGACGCTCTTGTTCTGGGGAGAAATCGCTCAATTCATTGAGTCTTTTCACAAGTTTTGCGAAGTCGTTGTGCTCAAATTTGCGTGCCATATGAAGTATTTATTAAAACCAGTATTATAATAATATATTATTATTTGGGTTTGTGCTAGCGTTTATGTTCAAAAAATCACTTGGTTTTGACGTTCTTTGCAGCACCTTTTCGGTTGGCATTGGGATCTTGCCTGCGTTTCCTTGATCCTGCTTTGGCTCGGCCCTTCTTGCCCATGGCATAGGCCTTGCTCCTGGGCAGGCACTTGGGCTTGCCTTCCTTGCTAGAACCTCTGGCACAATCGCCTCTGATCTTGCCGTCCGGACCAAATCTAACCCATTTCTGCTTGAACCATTTCTTCAAATTCTCATCCATGTATTCATTGAGCATGAGATCTCCACAGTTCACGCAGAAGTCGATGTCCTCTTTCTTCACGCAATTGGGCACACGCTTGCCGAACATGGTCTTCATGCCCTTCTTCTCATAGCCCTTCCAACATTTTTCAGTGATTATTTCTGTTATCTTCATTTCTTCTTCCTGCCTGCGCAATGTGCTTTTTGTGAGAAACCTTTAGGATTTGCACAATTGATACTCTTTTTGTATTTGCGGCTCCACTTCTCTGGCAGTATCTCCCAGTATCTCATGGCTATTTGCTCTTGTTGCCCCAGTTGGCCGCACCTTTTTTACGACACTGAACCAGTGCGCCGGATGCATAGGCGCTGGGCCATACCTTGTATCTGGATTTGACCTTGTGATAGCAGGCGTCCTGCTTCTCTGTGATGTCAGTGACTTCCAGTGCCATCTTTAAATTGTCTTCCAGATGTGATTCATAGCTGATTTGCTCTTTTTTGTCAGCGTCGGTCTTTGGTTTT